GGAAATGAACGCGCCGGTGCTGTCAATAATGCCATTGAACGCAGTGGCAATGTTCTCGCCAATGCCAGCCCAGTTGATGTCCTCAATGGCAGTCTGCGCAGCGGTGAAGCCTCCGGAAATGAACGCGCCGGTGCTGTCAATAATGCCATTGAACGCGGTGGCAATGTTCTCGCCAATGCCAGCCCAGTTGATGTCCTCAATGGCAGTCTGCGCAGCGGTGAACCCGCCGGAAATGAACGCGCCGGTGCTGTCGATGATGCCATTGAACGCAGCAGCGATGTTCTCACCGATACCTGCCCAGTTGATGTTCTCAATTGCTTCCTTGGCAGCGGTAAAGCCGCCGGACAGGAAAGCCCCTTCGACGTCTACCAGACCGTTGAAGGCGTCTGCAATGCCTTGTCCAAGTCCAGACCAGTCGATTTTCTCAATGGCTTCTTTCGCTGCGCTGAACCCGCCGGAAAGGAACGTTCCAGCGGCGTCCAGTCCAACTTGCAGCGTGCCCAGAATGGTGTTGCCCACATCCGGCCAGCTGATTTGCTCGATGGCGCTCTTGCCGCGCTCAAACAACCCGGACAAGAAGTT